ATGTCTCAGGGCGTGAAGCAGCAATTGTTTGTGCAGTTGATTGGCCAGCTGATCGAGTGGGCAGGCAATCATGGTTACCGGCTGACCTTTGGTGAAGCCTACCGCACGCCGGAACAGGCCAAACTCAATGCCAAAAGCGGCGCGGGCATTGCCAATAGCTTACACACGCAGCGTCTGGCGATGGATTTTAATTTGTTCATCAACGGCCAATACCAGACCCAGACCGAAGCCTATAAACCGCTCGGGGAATATTGGGAATCCCTGGGCGGCGTGTGGGGCGGGCGATTCAAAACCCGCCCGGACGGCAACCATTTCAGCCTGGAACACAACGGGGTGAAATGATGGGCAAGCCGCTGGTGATTGCCGTCCTGGCGTTGTTGGCTGCGTTCGCAGCGGGCTGGAAGGTTAATACCTGGTACAGCGATAGCGTGGAATTGATGATCACCAATGCCGCACACGCGGCGGGGGAAGCCTCCCGCGTGGCCGGTGAGAAGGTGGCCAGTGAATCCGGCCGCAAGCTGGAAAATACATTGGAGGCATTGCGAAATGCACAGCCTGTGGAAATCCGCACGGAAATACTTAAACCTGTTTTTACTAACGAGTGTTTGTCTCCTGAGCTTGTCAGCCTGTACAACGCCGCTGCCGACAAAGCCGAACGTGCCTTATCAGGAAAATCTGTTAACCAAATGCCCGGTAAAACTCCCGCGCATTAATGGGGTAACGGGTAAAGACATTACCGAACCTTTATTAATACTGACGCCGCAATATTCAGACTGTGCGGCACGTCATAATCAATTAGTCGATGAAATAAACCAACGGAAGGAAATAAAACAATGAGCAAAATTACTATGGCTGTAAACGGCACCGCACTGACCTTTGAACCTAATGCTACCGCTTATAATAAATTCATTAACGAAATGTCGATGGATAATAAAGTGGCACCGGCAAATAACTATTTGCGTCGTATTGTTCACGTTGAATGCAAAGAAGCGCTGGATACCATTTTAGATATTCCCGGTTCTGCCCTGCAAATTTGCAGCTTCGTGAATGATCAGTTCGCGCCGAAATTAGAGATTGAACTAAAAAACTAACGGCGCGGGTACGCGCAATTGAAAATAATGGGCTGGAACAATATCTGATTTTGCGCCGCCATTATTTACCGCATGAAAATGACGACCCCGAAAACTTAGCCCGTGCCGTGTGGCTGGATAACCGGCATTGGGAGAATCAACGCATAGCTGTCGCAAATGGCATTGCCCTGGCATTTAAAGGCGAATAATGGCTGATTTAGATTTTACACTCAGTTTAATTGACAACATGACGCGCCCCCTTCGCCAGGTGCAATCCTCTGTGAGCGGGTTCGCCCAGGAAAGTGCGGCCGCCTTTGGCAAAGTGGCCATCGGTGCGGCTGCGTTGTGGGGCGTGGGCGCGTCAATTACAGCTGCGCTGGATCCGGCCATTCAGATGTTTGACGCCATGCAGGAAGCCAGCGCACGCGGCATTAATGATGATGCGCTGGCCAAAGTCACGGATGACGCCCTGAAATTCAGCGTGCGATACGGGGAATCGGCGGTGGAGTTTGTCAAATCCTCCGCCGATATCAACGCCGCCGTGGCCGGGCTGACAAACGCCGAATTGCCCCGCGTCACGGTGGTGGCCAATACCGCCGCCAAGGCGCTGAAAAGCACGGCCGGGGAAGCGTCGGAATTCATGGGGCAGATGTTTACCCAGTTCAGCGGCTATGCGGCCGAGGTGGGCAAAGTGCAGTTCGCGGAAGAACTGGCGGGCAAAATGGCCTACATGAAAAACCAGTTCGGCACGGACATGGCCACCATTAAAGACCTGATGGAAGGGGCGCGGGGTGTCGGTTCCAACTATGGCGTGGGGATGGATGAACAGCTGGCCGTATTGGGTGAGCTGCAACGCTCATTAGGCACGGAAGCGAGCGGCTCTTATGAAGGGTTCCTAAGCGGTGCCGCAGCCGGTGCGCAAAAGTTGGGGCTGAGTTTTCAGGATGCCCAGGGGAAAATGCTGTCCATGCCTGCCATGCTGGAAAAACTCCAGGGTAAATACGGTCAGAGCATCGAGGGCAATCTCAAGGCACAGGGAGAATTAGACGCTGCCTTTGGTGACAGCGCGGCGGTGATTAAACAGCTTTACGGCAACGTTGATCTGCTGAAACGCAATATCACCGAGCTGGGCAGCAATGACGGCATGAAGCGAGCCACGGAGATGGCCGAGAAAATGACGCGCCCCTGGGACAGGCTGACGGCGATCTGGTTTGCCATGCGTGCCGCGATTGGCTCCACGCTGTTGCCGGTGCTGTATCCGCTGGTCAACAAAATCGCGGACGGTGGCGAAAAGCTGACGCGCTGGATGCGGTTATTCCCCAATATTGCCCGCGTGATCGGTTATGCCACCGTGGCGTTGCTGAGTTTTGCGGCCGTGGGGGCTATCGCCAATATTGTGATGGGCGTTCACGGGTTTGTGATGATGGGCGTCACGCGCCTGCTGGCACCGATGGCCAGGCTGTTAGGGCTTAATCGCGTGGCGATGGTGGCCAGTAATGCCGTGACGCAGCTGTTTAGCGCCGGGTTACGTGGCCTGCGCGTCACCTTGCTGGCCGCCAGTATGGCCGCCCGCATAGGTTCCGCGTCATTCTTGCTGATGATTGCGCCGGTGGCGGCGATTGCGCTCGCTATTGCGGCGGTGGTCATTGCGGTGATCAAGTTCTGGCAGCCTATCAAAGCCTTTGTGAGCGGATTTATCAGCGGGTTCGGCCAGGCGGCCGGTGCTCTGACCCCTTTCAGCGGGCTGTTTTCCGGGATTGGCAAGGCAATTGGCTGGGTGTGGGACAGCGTAAAAACGTTAGTGGGCTGGTTCGGTGACCTGCTGACCCCGATCCAAATGACGCAGGGGCAACTGACGAACGTCACCAGCGCGGGCGAAACGTTCGGGCGGCTGGTGGCAGCGGCTATCAACATCATTCTGATCCCGCTTGAGCTGGTGTTTCGGGCGATCGGCGGGATGGTGGATATGTTCAAGATCGTGCGTGACGGTTGGATTGATGTCGTGAAATCCTTTGATATCAATTCGCCGGTGGAGTCTTTTGAAAAGATTGCCAGCGTGATCGGAAACGTATTCGGTAAGCTGTGGGATTCGCTGAAAGCCTCGTTTACCGGGACGTACAACTGGATTGTTGAGAAGTTAAATAACATTCCCGGCGTCAATATTGAGCTGAAAGAAGTCCCCGTGACGGTTACGCCAAAAGGCATGCCACCCGCGAATACGATGCCAAATTCTGTGGCCAATGCCTCTGCGGCCATGCCGCCAGGGTTTAACGGCGTGACGAATCAAATCAGTGGGGCGGGAAATAAAAACCCGGTGCTGCAACCGCCGCAGCCAATCGGTAACGATATTCTGACGGGGGGAACGGTAAAAGGCGTGGAGCGTGGCGGATTGAAAAAGGAAATTAATACCAATACGGAAACCACAATTGATAACAGTAAAAAAATCGGCACCGTGAATATTCATCCTTCGAAAGGATTAACACCGGCCGAGCTAATGGAATGGCAGGAATTAAATTAATGACGGATTTGCTGTATGTCGATCTCCTTATTACCGGGCGTGATTTCACGCTGAACACAGGTAATGAACCGGGCTTGTGTAATAACCGTATCAGCATTGCACAGGATATTGTCCACGCCATTATTGAAAGCGGGTTAACCACGTTATTAGTGGCAGAGCGCAGCCCGACACTACGCGCCGATGTGATCACCCAAATGGTTTTATTAATTGAAAGTGATGAACGCATTATTCCTGGCACGGTGAATATTACGGAGGAATCCGCAAAACGTCTGTGGGCAACGGCGGAAACCTATGATTTCGGCAAGATTGACGCCGGGGTGAATTATGAGTGAAAAACCTACCATTGATTTTGAGGCGGTACTCAAAGAAAGCGGGATGCCGGTCACTCAGGAAGAAATCGGCCAGCAGTTTACGGCAATTGTGAAAGCGGAAGGGATGATCACAAACACCTCCCGCATGTCACCGTTCTGGCGGCTCATTACCGCCATTGTGACCACGCCGGTGCTGTGGATCAAAGACGTGCTGGTCAATACGGTGCTGGCCAATATGTACCTGGCCACGGCCAGCGGTGCCATGCTGCGGATGCTGGCCTGGGGGGTGAACCTCACGGCCAAACCGGCCAGCGCGGCAAAAGGGGTGATCCGTTTTTACAAGGAGAACTCCAGTCAGCCGGTGACCGTCCCGGCCGGAACCGTTATCCAGACGGAACGCATTAACGGCGTGACGTATGCGGTGGTGGTGGATGCAGATACGACGCTGGCGGCGGGCGCTGCCAGTGCGCTGATCCCGGTCACGGCGATGGCGGCTGGGAACGCCTACAACCTGGCACCGGGTTATTACCGCATTTTGCCGGTAGCGGTGACGGGCATCAGTAAAGCCGTTAACGAGGATGACTGGCTGTTAACGCCCGGCGCGGATGAAGAATCAGACGATGATTTACGGGACAGGTGCCGCAATCAGTTCAACCTGGTAGGCAACTACCACACCGATGCGGTGTATCGCAGCATGATTGCGGGCGTGGTGGGGTTAAGCGTTGATCGCATTTTCTTTGTTCATGACGCCCCGCGCGGTGCCGGAACGGCCAACGCCTATTTGCTGTTAGACAGCGGCGAAACGTCCCAGCCGTTTATTGATGCGGTGAATGACTACATCAGTACGCAGGGGCATCACGGCCACGGCGATGACTTGCAGTGCATGGCCATGCCAGAGACGCAGCACAATTTAACGGTCACGCTGTACGTGAATAACCCGGACAACATGACGGCGGAGGAAAAAGCCGCGCTGATTTCCGGCGTCAGCAATCTGATCCGCAGCGCCTTCCGGCAAAACGCGGAATACGACGTAAAGCGCACCTGGCCATATTCGCGTTTCTCATTTTCGAACCTGGCCAGGGAGCTGCATAAACAGTTTGATGCGGTCGAATCCCTGGTGTTTTCCTTAGGCGATATCGTCAGTGAACTGAGCGTGCCGCGTCTGGCCAGCCTGAAAGTGGAGGTGAAAGGTGCCTGATTTCGCTGCCAAAATGAAAAGCCTGAAATTGCCGTCCTGGATGAACCGGGGCGAGCCGGCCAGGTTGCTGAAAGCCGCCGTCAAGTTCTGGACAGGGATTGTGGCGTGGGTGACCTGGCCATTACAGCAGTTTGATCCGCTCACCTGTGCCGAGCCGCTGTTAAATCTTCTGGCCTATGACCGCGACATTGCCCGGTTTAACGGTGAACCGCTGTCACTGTTTCGCAAGCGCGTGGCTTATGCATTCGTGAATGCGCAGGACGCGGGTTCAGTTTCCGGGTTTATTGCCATCTTTGAGCGCCTGGGGATTGGCTACGTTGAATTGCTGGAACGCCAGGCGGGCATTGATTGGGATGTGATCATTGTTCGCGTGTCCGATAGCCAGATTTCAGACAACGCAGATTTGCTGTTGCAGATTATCCGTCAGTACGGCCGCACCTGCCGCCGTTATCAGTTTGAAGTGATCACCACGTCCGGGCTGCGTATCCGCGCCGGATGGAACCAGGGCGAATACGTGTGCTATCCCGCCACCCTGGGCGTGAGTGAAACAGGAACCGCCACTTTTGGCGCAACGTTATAAGGAAATAACATGTCACAAACCGTGATTACGACAGCCTTTGAACAATGGAAAGCCGCACAGGCCGCCAATGGCCAGGCGGTTGTCCTGGACGAATTTGTTTTTGCCAACGTGCCAGGGCTGGACGTCAACGCGCCGATTAACCGCGCCGAAGTTGTCCCGCCAGCGGCGCAGATTGTATATCGCCAGGCGGTTGAAAAAACCGGTCTGGTCAATCAGAACGCCGTGGTGTATTCGGTGACGCTGGGCGCAGATGTGGGCGATTTCGCGTTTAACTGGATCGGGCTTATCAATAAGGCCACCGGAAAGCTGGCCATGGTGGTACATGCGCCGCTACAGAGCAAAGTGAAGAATGCCAACGGTCAGCAGGGCAACGTGTTAACCCGTTCTTTCCTGATGGAGTACAACGGCGCGGAAGCCCAGACGTTGATCAGCACACCGGCCGAAACCTGGCAGATTGATTTCACGGCACGCCTGGCGGGCATGGATGAATCCCTGCGCCTGGCTAATCTGGATATTTACGGCGCCGGGGCATTTTTCGATAACGGCTTTTTAGTGGCAAAAACCGGCACGCAATATTACGTGACGGCGGGGCTGGGCTACGTGGGCGGGCTGCGTGCCAACCTCGCGGCGAAAACCAATATCACCGTGACCACCAAGCCAATGAAGGTGTGGGCAGACGTGAGCTATCACGGCACGCTGACCAGCGAATATAAAACGGATATCAAATTTACCCTGGCCACGGCGCTGAAAGATTACGTTCAGAGCGGCATTGCGCACTACGTGTTTGCCCTGGCCAGCATTGACGCGAACGGCGTGATCACGGATTTGCGCCCGCAGGGCAGTAGCCAGTATCTGCGCAGAGATAAAAATCTCACCGATATTTCTGATCCAGAGGCCGCGCTCAACACGCTGAACGGTGTGCCGAAAACTCGCAAAATCAACAAAAAAGCCTTGTCTGATGATTTCGACCTGACAGCCGCAGACGTGGGGGCTTTACCCGTCATTCCTGGCGTGCTCGGCACAATCAATATCAACACGCTGAATCTGGCAAAAATCGGGGTTTACGTGCAGAGCACCGGCGCGAATGCCACGGTAGCCAATGGCTACCCGCCAGGCTCACAGGCGGCGGGTTTGCTGGAAGTGATCCCCGCGTCCTGGACGGGCGGCGTGTTGCAGCGTTACACCGTGCAAAACACCGGCATGGTGTGGACGCGTGCGCTGAATGCGTCCTGGAATGGCACCGATGGTCCGTGGCGTGACTGGGTGCAAGCCAGCGCGGTGAATTCCGTCACGGTGCCGTCGGCCATCCTGACAACCACGGATATCAATACCCTGGGCTTTGCCAGCGGAACCGGAAATGCAGCCCTGTACGCGCAGCCTAAAAATGCCAACGCCACGGCGGCGTTGCACTATCCGCAGGGCATCGCAGGCACGTTGTATGTCACGCCGAGCGCCTACGGGTGCCAGCAGATGTACATCACGTTCACCGGCAATATCTGGAATCGCGGGTTGTCCGGTGACTGGAACGGCGCGGATGGTCCCTGGAAAGAGTGGGTGCCGACGTACAGCGCGAATAACAAACCTACCGCCGCCGACGTGGGGGCATGGACGGCCGCGCAAAGCGCCGCCAGTGAAAAGGCGCTGGCGGATGAGATTGGCACGGCTTTTAAAATCCGCGCCAATTTAACCGCCACAGATTCACCTAATACATTGCGTGGCTCAGCCATGTTCGGGCATTACGGCGTGCCCGGTGCCGCCGCCGCGACCACGGACAAAGGCTATCCGATGAACGGGTTTGTCGGCGTGATTTTCGTGACCTGGGGACCGAATGCGACGCAGCAAATTGCCTTTAACAATAACGGCCGACAGTTTACCCGAGGCGCGTCGGGGGTATGGAACGGCGTCGATGGTCCCTGGACGGTCTGGAATGAAATTTACTGCCAGGCGAACAAACCGACACCGGCAGACGTGGGCGCATTACCCGCAGGCGGGACGGCAGTCGCAGCGACCAAACTCGCCACTGCCCGCAAAATTGCCGGTGTGGCGTTTGATGGCACCAAAGATATCGGGCTGAATGCGGATGATGTGGGCGCATTTCCCCGCGCGGGCGGTGATGTGAACGGTCGCGTCACGGCGAATTATCTCCGGGCGATAACCATCCCGCACCCTGGCGACGGGCAAGGGACCTATTTAGGCTGGAACGAAAGCGGCGGCCAGGGCGAATCCGACTTTGTGAACAACCGGGGCGGCGGCGTGGGGGGCTTTCTTTTCCGCACCGTTAATCAGGCGAATTCCGTACAAACGGGCTTTGTCAGATTTACCGGCACCGGTGACCTGGCAACACAGGGGAGTATTTCCGCCGAAGGCGGCGGGATTTATGAGATGGGGCAGCGCGTTTTCAGCCCCAATAACCGGCAGCCGGTCAATTCCAATACCGCCAATCTCGGCGGCGGCTGGTGGCGATGCGGTGACACGGGAATGATTAAGCAGTGGGGCGTCGTCAACAAAGGGAGTCGAGGCTGGTCAACGGTGAATTTTCCCATTCCCTTCCCGAGCGCCTGCGTCAACGTTCAGGTGACCGCCATCAATGGCGGCGGCGGGACGTTCAACGACAACTTTGGTACGGCGCAAATTATTAATAATATCGGTTTCACCTGTGGCCAGGACAGCGGCGGCAGTTACTGGGAAGCCACCGGCTGGTAAGGGACTATCAAGATGAATTATTTCTACAGTGCAGTCACTAATGCGTTTTACCCGGAACCTCTGAAAGCGGTTTATGAGGAGGCAGGAACATGGCCGGAGGATGCAAAAGCCGTCACGGATGCAACCTATCAAAAATTTGGTGTTAACCCGATCCCTGATGGAAAAATCAGAATGCCCAATAAGGCGGGGATGCCTTATTGGGCGAATGCTCCAGAAGCGACGGCCGCCGAATTACAAGATTTGGCGTTAAGTGAAAAGCAAAGGCGGATGCAGGTTGCGGTTAATACCCTTTCTGTTTTGCAGGATGCTGTTGATCTGGGCATTGCCACCGAGACGGAAACCGCCAGTCTGACGGCATGGAAGACATACAGGGTTTTACTGAACCGGGTTGATACAACGGCTGCGCCGGAAATCACCTGGCCGGAGGTGCCGGAAAATGTGGCGTAAGGCAACGTTAAGCATCCCGGCAGATATGCGCGCATTAACCTGTTCGGTGCTGCCGGTTCATCCGTGGGTTTACGGCGTTGGCCAGGCGGCGGGGGATAGCAGTTATTTAAGCCCGGTTAACGCCACGGAATACCTGGCCAAAAAGCTGGAAAGCGTCAATGACGAAACCAGCATTGTGGTGCATATGCTCAATGCCCCCACACACTCGGAATTTATGGGATTGCTGTCTGATTATTCCAGCGTGCTGCCGCTGCCGGTGATTGCCCAGGTAAAACGCCGGGCAGAGGAAGCGGCCGCACTTGCCATCACTAAAATGCAAATCCCCGCCAAGCTATCTGGCGGTTTGCCTGCGGCGCTGCCGCTTTCTACGGCCACCAATCGCCTGGCGGTGAATGCCCAGCGTATTGCGGCCGCCAAGGTGGACGCGGCGGCCGGTGCCAGTGCTGCGGGATTGTTGTCTGCGCTGAAAGACTTCACTGCGGTGCGGGGATCTGCCCTGACGGCGGCGGCCGATGCGTTATCGGTCCTGAAAGGCAAAACGTCCCCGGCGTGGGTGTTCACAGCCAAAGGGAACGGCGCATACCTGGCCGGAGAGCTGCGCAAAAACATCCCGAACCAGGATTCGGTGTATACCTTGGCCACGTTATTTAGCGGGGCGGATTTATCAACGTTGGAGGCGATGATCCATGACGATAACCACACTGGCACTTAATGGCGAAGCCATCCCGCTGATGAATCTGAAAGTCACGCCAACCATGCAGTTTGCGGAAAAAGACCAGTCCGGGCAGTCATCGAGCACGGCCAATGCAGAGCAGGGGATTAAGGCCAAAGAACTGCGCGTATCCGGGACGGTATCTTTTCGGAATGTGGCCACGTTAAAGCGGCTGTTTGAGCTGGCGGAGGCCAAGTCTGCCAGCGGTTCGTTGCAAGTGTACCGGGTGGCCAATCTGACCGCCCAGGCGATCAACTTTCGTGAAGGGACGTTCACCGGGGCGATTGATGCGCCGCAACAGGATAATAAAATGGCCTGGCTGGTCACGTTCACGCTGCGTGAAAAAATCAGCGTGGCAGAGAAAAAAGAAGCCCGCGCAGGCAGCAAAACAGCGGCAACAAAACAGGGGGCGGGCGGTGCCAATGGAAGTGGCAACGCGGCGGCCGAGAGTGACGAAAAACTGACGTGGTTTGAGCGCAAAGTGCTGAAACCGGTCAATGATGCATTGGGGTAAGGGATGAAACCCATTAAGCGGTTGTATTTGTCGAACGCGGCCACGCACCTGGTGGACGCAAATCTGGCGTTAGAGTTGAGCGCCTGCGGTCGGGGATTTATCACCGCGCAAACGGATGAAGATTACACCGGCAAACTGGTGCGCCTCGACGTGGGTTATCACGATCTGGTGTTGCGCTGGTTTACCGGTTTTGTTGAACGTTCGCAGCCTGCGGAAAATGGCTATCAGCGGCTTTTTGTGCGGGAACTGGTCGGGGTGTTTGAGCGTCTATGGCCGTGCTCTTTTCAGCATCCCACGCTGCGACAGATCACCGGCTGGCTGACCGAGGAAAGCGGATTAGAGTTTTCCCTGGCTGAAAGTGCCGCGTATAACGACACGCCGATCCCTCACTTCACCCATTCCGGCACCGGCTATCAGCTGTTAGCCAACCTGGGGAAAGCATTCAGCATTACCGATTACGTGTGGTATCAGCTGCCCGATGGTGGCGTTTTTGTCGGGGCGGCCGCTGATGCGCTGTTTGCCGGTAAGCCGGTGGAAATTCCCGCCGAATTTAACCAAAGCGTTGCCGCTGGCAATGCCATGACGGTGCCGCTGATCCAGTCTTTGCGTCCCGGTGTAGAGGTGAACGGTCATCGTCTGACTAAGGTCAGATTGCATAATGACGATATGGAAATCACCTGGACGCCGCGCAATAAAACCACCGGCCAGGCATTGCAGAAAACCCCGTTTCAACGCCAGGTTGAAAGCAGTTATCCAGAGCTGGCCAGCGGCTTGCACCTGCCGCAGTTCGCCAGGGTGGAAGCGCCCAGCGAAGACGTGAGCAACGGCAACATTGCCGATCCCTTCAGGCCACGTTATGCCGTGGACTTGCAGCTGTTAGACGCAGACGGCAATCCGGCAAAAGACACGCCACTTTATCCGGCCGTGCCGCTGCCGTTGCCAATGGCGGGCGGTGAATCCGGGATGTTCCAATTCCCCCCGCCCGGCACGCTGGTAGAAGTCGGGTTTAATGGTGGTCGCGCCGATAAGCCGTTTGTGCGTCAAACCCTTGCCCTGGGCAACAGCCTGCCCGCCGTGAAGCCGGGCGAACAGCTGCAACAGCAGCGTGATGGTGTATCGCAGCGGGTGACGGTGGCGGGCGATTGGGAACGCCAGACGGATCAGGTTATCCGTGAAACGTCCATGAGCCGTGTTGTCACAGCCGATGATGAAACGCGCACGCTGGTAGCCAGGGAAACCACCGTGCAAGCCACGGACAAAACCACGGTGCTGGGCAAAGCCACCTTGCTGGCCGGTGCAATTGTGCAGATTGCCCAGGGAGATTACAGCCTGGCCAGCCAGGCCAATTATGTGGCCAGTATCCAGGGCAACGCAGAAACCAACGTGATCGGCCAACTGATTGAAAAGGTGGGTAAGTTGCGCAGTAGCGTAGCTGGCACCCGCCAGGAAGTGATTGCGCCGGTGGTGTGGATTGGGAGCCAGTCCATCAACGTGTGCCAACTGATGCTTGATACTCTGGACGTGGTGAAGCAGCTGGCACAACTGACGGCCGCTCACACTCACAATAATACCGGCACGCCACTGAATGCCCTGGCGATTACCGACACCGGCACCAAGGCCACCACGCTAAAAGAGAAATACGATCCCGTTATTGGTTAATTTAACAAACGCATATTTTTCAATGGCCTGCGTTCCGACGCGAAAAAATCAGGCATGTTAAAATAGAGACCCAACTCTACTGAGGTTTAGCCAATGAACATTAAAATTGCTTCTACAACATTATGTCAGGCCGAGCGTTTGGAGAATGATAAGCAAAGGAATGCTTTACTCAAGTGGTTAACTCTTATTGGAGATGATAGCGTTCCTAAGCCCTTGACCAGAGCAGATTTAAATATTGGTTCAGATTTAGAGTTAGTTCGACTGTTTGATGAAATGTGTAGTCTTGGTGAAGTAGTAGGCTCCTATAATGATGAATATGAATACATAGTTGAGTCTCTAAGCGAGAGAGGAAAGCGAAGTTATACCCAACTAACAAATCTAAGATGATTAATATGCCCGCCGCGTGCGGGTTTTTTATTGCCCGCAGATAATCCGCCTCAATCGCATGCAGTGCCGTGCAATATCTCGTTCAACGCCTAAACCCTTTCAAAACGATCAAGCCGCCTGAGTGAGCCACTGCGGCCGTGCGCCCACGAAACAAAGCAAGACCAGACGGAAATTGCACTACACCGCACCCGCCTGCGGTTTTTGCGTTGGTAATTATTTTCAGTTTTAAATTTCTACGAACCAACCTGCTAGGCCGCGCCGTGCTTGGGGTTCTGCGCGTGATCCCAAACTGAAAAGATTGAAAAGAATTTCAGTAAATTTCAGTTTTCTGGATCGGTGGAGGATCGAAGGAAAACATCAACTACATGAAATTTAAGGATATTGTTTGTTTTTTGTCTATCTGCCGGATCGTTGGGAAGATCAAACCGGTTTGCTCGAAAATGCCATTTGGTCAGGCGTGGCGCGGTCTGCGGGTGGGAGGTGGGTATTTTGTAAAACTGAAATTTGTGTAGTTGCTATACTGTAATTATATACAGTAAAATTGATTCGGCGACGGCAGAGCAAAAGCGGCAAAAGGTGGATTTTATGCGTTCGTTGAAAATTTGCAGTGCAGTGATTTATTTCATGGCGAAGGGGGAGAAGTTAACCAGGAGACAGGTTTTCGGGAATCAAGGCAACCCAGTGTATGCAATCTGGCCGGTGGGCAGGCAATGGGATGTTTCTTACTACGATGGCAAAAGGTGGATATCATTGGCATATATTCCGGCGCTAACGGAGCGGGATGCTTATGACTGCGTAATTGGCCATTATTACAAATACTTTTAAAAAATACTCATTTAGGTGAACGATTGGAAACAAAACAATATTTCCTTCTTATTTACTATATTTCCGCTGTAAATTAGTAACTATATGAGGCTACTTTTGGTTACTAGTTTATGCAATTTATTAAAAATGGATGGTTCATTCTTACTGCCGTTGTAGCGGCACTGTTTGCCGTAGCAACTATGGATAGTAAGCAAGTCACCGAAAACTACGTTTCATTTGAAAAATGGGTTATGTCTAGCCCCCCGCTCGAAGGTTCTTGGTCTTCATCTTATGCAGGAGAAGATGCGGAAGGACTGTCGGAAAATAAGTGGTTGGAATCACCGGAACAAACGGTTGTTGAAATCGACGTTCACGGACGCGATGTATCCGGGATTATATCTACACCTCAGATAAGAAAGTTTATTGAAAATACTCCGCAGATGGTGGATTACTTTATGTTTGAAGGACATAGGTCAATGTTTGCACATTCCTTTGACGCAAGGGTGTACGAACACATCGGTGGTCATAAATATGCTTTTGCCATTTTAAGTTTTGACCTTCAAGACGGCAAATTATCGATGACGGATAAAAGTCCCGGCGGTAGTACATTCGTACCCCAAGAAGCTCTCCTCATAAAGAGATCAGAGACCTCATTCGATAATCGCCTAAAATATCATCTAGAAGAATTCACTGATGAAAAAATGAAGCTCCTCTCTCCTCTGATTGAAAAATTGAGAAAAGATGAGGAGCAGAAGAACAGGCATGGGCGCTAA